TTTAATTAGATAACAAACCACTGCATTTGTAAGATAATCGGATAACAAACGTAACTTAACAAACAAAGGACAATAAAATGGCAACATCAATAAATAATGCCTTTATTACTCAGTTTGAAGCAGAAGTTCACATGGCTTACCAAAGAATGGGTTCAAAATTAAAGAACCTTGTAAGAACTGTGAATGGCGTAAACGGATCATCTGTTAAGTTTCAGAAAGTTGCAAAAGGATCTGCAAACACTAAAGCAAGACATGCTGAAGTAGTTGCAATGGATCTTGATCACAGCAATGTGTCAGCAACTTTAACTGATTACTATGCAGCAGATTACGTTGACAAGTTAGACGAGTTAAAGGTAAACATTGACGAAAGACAAGTAGTTGCAAATTCAGCAGCTTACGCTTTAGGTAGAAAAACTGATAGTGTAATTACTTCTGTAATGGAAAACGCAACAAAACTTGCTAACAACTCATCTGGAACAGGTACTGGAATGAATCTTGGAAAAGCTCAGGCTATGATGGAATTATTCAATACTAATGATGTACCAGATGATCAACAAAGATACTGGGTAGTTGGGCCAAAACAATGGTCTGACTTAATTAACCTAGATCAATTCTCAAGAGTCGAGTATGTGGGAGAAGGCGAACTTCCTTATGCTGGTGGTATGACTGCTAAGAGATGGTTAGGATTCTTATGGTTTGTACATAGTGGACTAGAAACTTCTGGTTCTACTGATAGACATACTGTAGCTTTCCATAAATCATCAATTGGTATGGGAATTGGATCTGACGTTAAAACTGAAGTAAACTATATACCAGAAAAAGTTTCTCACTTAATTACATCTATGCTTTCTATAGGTGGAGTTTTGATTGACTCTGATGGTATTAGAATACAGAAGTGCGCAGAATAATAATCAAGGAGATATAATAATATGGCATACGCAACTGACAATCCTATCAAAAAGGTAGCTCAAATGGGTGGCAACTCTCTTTGGTTTTATACTGACGGAGATGCTATCGCAACTGTAGCTGCTAGTGGTTACTTTAATAGCGCTTACGCTGAAATCAAACAAGGTGATTTAATTCTTTGTTCTATCGGAATCGGTGGAACACCAGAAGCAGATTTACTTACTGTTACTTCAGCAAGTGGTGCAACTACTGTAACAACAGCTAAATTAGCATAAGCTAATTCGATTTAGGGGGGTAATTCCCCCTAGATCTTTTTTTTTAAAAATTATGGCAACAACAAATATAGATATATGTGCGAGAGCTTTAGTTATAATAGGTGCACAACCTATTACATCTTTTTCAGATGGTAGCACAGAAGCATTAGTTGCCAGTAACATTTACGAAGATATTACAAAAGCTGCTCTTACAAGATGTAGATGGAGATTTTCTACAACTCAAAAGTCGCTTTCATTATTAGCAGCAGAACCTGCTGGAAGATTTGATTATGCATATCAAATGCCATCAGATCCAGAAGTTTTACAAATTAATACTATAACAGTTAATGATATGGTTATACCATATTCAAGATATAAAGATTTTATTTATGTTAATGGTTATAATTCTAATAATACATTAATTATGGATTATATTTACAGAGTAGATGAATCTTATTTTCCACCTCATTTTGTTCTTGCTTTAGAATATGAATTAGCTTCTATATTTGCTGGTTCTGTTGCTAGAGATTCTGCTATGATTAGTCAGTTTAAACAACTTGCAGAAAGACAATTTTTAATAGCTAAAAATATAGATGCACAAGAAACAACTACAAAAGTTTTAGATACTAATAGATTTGTTAATCTAAGAAGATCTACTAGAACGGATGTATAATGGGAAGAACATTAAAAACTGTAATAACGAATTTTTCGTCTGGAGAGCTTAATCCATTATTAGCAACTAGAACAGATGTACCATCTTATTTTCAAGGTGCTAAACAATGTAGAAATTTTGCATTATTAGCTGAAGGTGGTTTAATGAGAAGACCAGGTACTTCTTACCTTGCAACATTACCTGCAGAATCTAGAATTATACCATTTGTTTTTTCTGATGATGAAATAGCTATTATAGTATTGTCTAATCAGAGAATGGATGTTTACAATATAAGTGGTACAGCATTAACAACTAATTATACAACTAATTGTAATTGGACTACAGCTCAATTGTTTGAATTAAATTTTGCACAATTTGGTGATACTATTTTTTTAACACATAGAAATAATTCTATTAGAGAAATATTTAGAGAATCTGCATCATCATTTATTGTTAGAGTATTTACCTTTGATGAAGATACAGATGTAAGTGTTAGTGGTGTAAATAAAAGTTTACAACCATTTTATAAATATGCTGATAAAGCTATTTCAGTTAGTTTATCTTCTCATGCAACAGGAACAGGTAGAACTGTAACTGCAAGTAGCAGCACATTTACTAGCAATCAAGTTGGTGATTATATTTTAATTAATGGAAAACAAGGTAAGATAACTGCATTTACTTCTGGTACAGTAATTACTATTACAATTATAGAAGATATGGTTACTACTGGGCCATACTTTGAATGGAAAGAACAAACAGTTTCTACAAAACGTGGATTTCCTCAAGCAGTTACTTTTCATCATAATAGATTATGGTTAGCTGGTTTAGCTTCAAGACCTGCTGGTATTTTAGCATCTCATATTGGAGATTACTTTAATTTTGATGTTGGAACTGGATTAGATTCGGAAGCATTAGATTCAGATATAACTGGTAATGCAGTTAATGAAATAAGACATATGCTTTCTGGTAAAGACTTACAAGTATTTACTGATGGTGCTGAATATTATATTCCAGATTCTACAGACAATACTATAACACCTTCTAATGTAAGTATATTAAGACAAACACCATATGGTATATCTAGAACAGCTCCACATATGTTTGATCAAGCTACAGGATTTGTACAAAAGAATGGTAAAGCTGTAAGAGAATTTGTTTATTCTGATTTAGAAGATGGATATAAATCTACTGCTGTATCTATTCTTGCACAACATTTAATTGACTCTCCTAAAGAAATTGCAATTATGAAAGGTAATACAACTAGACCAGAACAATATGCATTTTTTTTAAATAATGGTTCTACACATAATGGTAAATTAGCTTTGTTTCATTCTGTTAGAGATGAAAAAATTGCAGGTTGGGGATTATGGTCTACAAGAGAAGATGATTTTTTTCAATCAATTGCATCATTAAATGAAAACTTAGTTGTTATTTGTAAAAGATCATTAAATGGATCTACTGTATATACATTAGAAAAATTTGCAGATGATGATAGTGAAACATTAGATTGTCAAACAAGCTCTACATTAAATCAAAGAGGTACTCCATTAGTAAATGGTGCAAGTCAAACAGGATCTGTTTTAGATGTAGATGGATTTACTTCTGATCCTAAAATTAATGAAACATTTAAAATTGCAGGTGATACTACTGAATATGTAATTCAATCTGTAACTAATAATGGTGCAGGTTCTTATACTTTAAATTTAGATCAATCTTTAGCAGCAACACCTGGAGATAATGCAGTAATAACTTTAGAAAAAGGTTTTTTACATAATGTTAATAGTATTTATACTAATGAATCTGTTAATATTATTGATGGTAATAGTTCAATTGGATCATTTACTGTATCTGGTGCAAATCAAATAACTTTAACAAATGCACCAAAAGCTACTGGACTTAAAGTTGGTTTTAACTATATTCCAATAATTGAAACTATGCCAATAGATAAAGAATTACCAGAAGGCCCTTTAACTGGGTTACCAAGAAGAATCTCAAGAGCCATTGTGGATATTAACTCTACCCTTGATATGACAATTAAAGCAGCAGACAGCACCTCTAAAGCTTTAGTCATTCAACAAGTTAATTTTCAAGGTGGCTCTGACCTAACAGCTGTAACAGATAAAAAAGAATTTTTCTTTTTAGGTTACAGTAAAAATCCAACAGTAACAATAAGCCAAGATGATCCTTTACCAATTAAAATCTTGGGTATGTCAGTGGAGGTAGTTTTTGCATGAGTGCTGATCCAGTAACTATGTTTGTTGTAACTGCAGCTAAAGCAGTTTACGATATTAAAGAATCTAAAAAACAAGCAAAAATAGAACAACAAAGATATGAAGAACAAAAAAAAGTAGCTAAAAGACAAGCTGATGAAGATGCTGCAAATAGACGAGAACAATATGCTGCAACTATTGCTGCTAATAAAGCAAGTCAAGCTGGTTCTGGTTTTTCTATGGATAGTAGATCATTTTTAAATATTCAAGATGATGTAACAAAAACATTTGAAAAAGATCTTGCAACAATAAGATTAAATGTAGGAACACAAGTTGGTGATATTGGTTATGCACAAGACTTAGCTTCATCTCAAAGACGTAAAGAACAATTTGGTGGATGGACTAGTATTGCTAGTGCAGGTTATGAATATAAAGCTAAAAAAGATTTATACGAAAGTTAATTATGGCATTAAAAAAAGACAAATCAACAGTATCAATTAGAGCTCCAGGAGATATTCCTTATGTACCTGCTAAAAGTTATGTAAGTATAGCATTTGATTCTTTTAAACCTACTTTGCAAAGATTACAAAATGAAGCAGATCAAAATGCTGCAGCAAATTATTTTCAAGATTTCCAAATAAAAACTAGAGATCAGTTTGAAAAATTTAGAAATGATTTTGCAATGAATCCAGATCAAATGAAATCTGCTGTTGATACATATTCTAAAACTTTATTAGATAATACGCCTAATCCATATAAAATACAAGCTAATGCAATGTTATCTGCTTATAGTCAAAATTCTATTTTATTTGCTACTGGTAATAAAAAAAAATTTGATGATGGTAAGTTATTTTCTGACAGAGATACTAAATGGAATAATTTTAATTCTGAAGCAGAGTTTTCTATGAGAAATTTTAATGATCAAGAATTAGATTTAGCAATGCCTGGTATTAATAAACAATTTTTAAATAATCTTTTACAGATTAATGAAATATCACATGAAGATTATACTAACTTAGTTGCAACTGGTAAGATGAAAGAAAAAGATCATGTAAAAAATATTACAGATCAAACTGAAGCATTATTAGTTTCTAGAGGATTTCATGTAATGAGTACATTGTATAATAATGGACAAGAAGTACAGGCTCTTAATTGGCTTAATGATTATATGAGAGATGAAGATAAATATGATGCAATGATAGATGAAGAATTTAAAGATAACTCAATGTATAAAGTTGTTAGAACATTGTATGAAGATGATGATTCTAGAGCTAGAATTGTAAATAATATATATAATAAATATAAAGCTTTTCATAGAGAAAATATTTCTGGTAAATCTAAAAAACCAAATATAAATATAAATGAATTTAAAGAACCTGGTAGAACATTATCTTTAGAAAAATTTAAAGGTGGAGCTGTAAGTATGGATGAAATACTTAAAGAAATGCCACTTGAAATAGGATCTAAAAAATATTTTGATGTTTTAGAATATGTTGAAAATGCAAATAGAATACAAGGTATTGTATCTAAAACAATGCAAAATCCAGAAACAATATATAATTTTGAATCCGAAGATGATAGAGAAATGTGGGCTAAAGCTATATTAGCTAATCAAAACCCACCAATACATAAAATACAATACTCAGATATTACTAGTGATAGTTTCAAAACTGCTGTTAATTTATTTGCTAAACAAGATTTTTTTCCAGATCAATTAAGAAAATTTTTAACATTAAGTGATGCAGGTTCTTTTGAAGATGAAGGTACTTTAGATAATTTTATGGAAAAATCTTTAATGTATCAATATGTAAGTAATGAAGAATTATTTCCAAATGTAGAATATAATCATTTGTATCAAAAAGCTATTGATACTGGTGTAATAGAAAGTATTGCTAATAAAGATTATACTAGAGCATCTTCTGTAATTAAATCATTACAAAATGAAAATTTACAAATAAAATTAGAAAATATTGAATCACAATATGATGATGGTAATAAAGCATTTGAATTATTTTATAATAAACAATTAAGTTCTTCACATTTTCTTTTAAAATTTTTTGCAAATGAAAAAGATCCTTTACATAAAAGTTTATTTCCTCAAAGCGATCAAACTACATTTTTAGCTTGGGAACCAAGTAAAATAATACCAGCAGAAATTCAAACTAAAGTTAGATATATGTGGAATCAAGAACTAGCTAGTATGACAGTAGGAGAAAATCCACAAATCTGGTCTAAAGAAAATGGACATTTAAGATCTAAAGCTTTTAATAGAGTAATGAAAAGATTATCAGATGAAGGCTATGGAATTGAAACACATACATCAGATGGAAAACCTAAATTAGTTAAACATCCTTCTTGGCATAGATTTGGAACAATTA